GTTTAGCAGAGCGTATGTTACGGGCATTACCGGTGGATGTGGCCTTGGATCCCGGAGGGAGGTACCATGAGTTGATGCGCAATGTAGCCAGGGAACTTGTTCCTTGGAAGAAGCGGATCGTACCATGGCCTCTGGAAAGGATTGTGGCCAAGTACAGCGGGCGCCTGCTAAAGAGATACCAAGCCGCCTTTGACGAGATCCAGCTTGAGGGGCTCCCGGGAGCTTCTCATGCGAAGATCAAGGCTTTCGTCAAAGGAGAGAAGTTCAACATCGAGTCCAAGCCCTCTAAGCCGAGGATGATATGGGCTCGTCATCCAAGATATAATCTGGAGTTGGCTTCTTACCTCCACCCCATCGAGGTGTTCCTATGGGAGGCGCTCGTAACGCCGAGGTGGTCAGGTGTCTCGCCAAGCCGCATTGTGGGCAAAGGGTTGAACTCTAGGGCCAGAGCTCGTTTGGTGGCCGAGAAGATGGACCGGATACCGAATTGCGTAAGCTTTGAGGTAGATGGTTCTGCTTTTGAGGCCCATGTATGTACCGAGCAGCTGAAGTTGGAGCACTGGGTGTACCGGCGCCTAGTGTCTGGGGACCGACAACGTCTGGGGGAGCTTCTGTCTTTTCAATTGCACAACAGAGGTGTAACCCAGAACGGCATTAAATTCTCTTTGGAGGGCGGGAGAGCTTCTGGTGACTACAACACTGGGCTAGGCAATTCGTTGCTGATGACGTTCATGTGTGTGGGGGCCATGAAGGAGATCCAGCCTGCCGGTTGTTGGGACCTACTTGTCGATGGTGATAACTGTGTTTTCTTCTGCGAGGCTGGCGACCTTGAGAAAATCAGTGGATCCATTGGTGAGGTCATGAAAAACTTCGGTCACGAGGTAAAAGTGGAGCGACCAAGCGAGGTCTACGAGTGTGTGACTTTCGGCCAAAGCCGGCCGGTGTTCAATGGGGAGGACTACGTGATGGTGAGAGATCCTATTAAGGCTGTGTCCTATATGTGCAGCCATTATAGGCATTTCCATGATCTAAAAGGTGGTCTGAGGATCCTTAAGGGCATCGTGCTGGGTGAGTTGCACCTCGCTCGCGGTATTCCTTTGATACAGGCATACTGCGTGGCCCTCCTTGACAAGTTGAAGGGTGTGTCGATGAGTACAGTCGCAGTACTCGAAGATCCCCGATACGAGTTGAGGACCGGGTTTCTTCCGGATAGCATCCAACCGAGAGATGTTACCTGGGAGGCTCGGGAGAGCTTTCAGCGAGCTTGGGGTATTGCAGTTGAAGAGCAGATCGCCTTGGAACGTGATCTAGCGGATGTTTCGTTCCCTGCTGCTTGGGATGATATCCCAAGACCGGCATATGTAGGCAGGGTTTTCGATCGTACCGTGGGACACTACTAAGGTGGTCGTTCGTCTGCACAGGACAACTGCTGGTGACACTATGAGCGGAGAGGATAATCCGTCGGCGGTTAGCTAGGGTCGAATCACCTCTGGTCACCTGTGGCACTGTGACCCTGCATGTTGGACTTGGTTCCGTAATGCGTGTTTGGGCAGACCCATGGGTACCGGTCTGAGCGGTGAGTAATTCCGAGCCCAGCTGTGTTGGCCGAACGTGGTAAAGCAGCCTCCCCGTGTGGAAGCAGGAAGTTATGTGGATGGGGCCCTTCATCAATGCGTTGACGGGCAGTCGTGTTGGGAGACGGTAGTAGATCGGGCGGGAGGACCTCCGCT